ACTCGCATCGGGTATTTTGCACTGGAAATATACGATGACATTGATAACCCACCACCTGAACAGGTTGTTGAGCTCTCCGGAGTAGACACCTACCCATGGGGTCCATTAGGTATCAATGTAGCGGTAGATGACAACAACAAAACATATAGGCACAGTACTATGACAGAACTCAAAACAAGCAGTTCAAAATCCATAAGCATAACAGATGACGGCAGAATTCGTAATTTTGTCTTAGTTTGGGAAACAATTGACTCATTTTTATCTGGGGTCATTATGCGTTTCCGGTTGATTCCAGCACCCATTGATGGTTTTGTGCAGGATGGCACCATCGAAATATTGCAAGCCAAGAAAGCCGCTAAGGTCAATAAGGCTATTAGGCAAGTAGTCGATATGCTCATGACATGTACGACCCGACAGCAGGAGTCGTTCGATTATATGAACTCACGTATAGCTGATCATATCAAGAAGTCAAAATATCTTAACTATTCCGACACTTCACGTATAATTGAAGCACTCGTAAACAAGAAGGCAGAAAGAGCCGCCGAGTTGCAAAGATGTACACGAAAGCAGGGTTTTATACCTTGGCTTAAGTCCGTCTTCCAAGGTGAGAACACAGTTGTTCTCATGGAGTCAGTCGAGAAGCGAGCAGATAAACCACACTTCCTTGTCAGAGCTTATCATTTTTTATGTCAAATCCACAACAAATTTCCCTGGATTTGGAAGATATTCGGTGGCGCCATGCTAATTTTCTGCCTCTACAAGTTCCTACCGGCCCTATACCATTTTCGATCAGCCTCCCATGCTACGAAGACCCAAGGTTTGAGACCACAAGTAGAAGAGATTACCGCCCCGTATTCAAAGATCCTCAAGGACAATTTTGGAGTGAATGGTCACAGCGACACATTGACTCGAAAGGTAGAGATTACCATGAATCCACGACAAAGTCAGGATGTCACGCCTATGACATCAAATTCAAGAATACATACCCTTTTGGGCCATCTAGACATGTCGGCGGGAACTCACGGTCAATCGTCTCTTTCACAAGTTGGTGTATGTGGAACTCTGAACGCGGAGTTGACCGACCCCATCTTACAGGCGTCGCCTTCGGGCAGCGCGCTCCACACTGTGTGTCCCCCTCTCTCGCAAACGAGTGGGTCAGCCTGCACACACGTCAATTGCTCCTCACCCGAGATGCGCACCCGAGCGTTATCTCATACATCAAGAAGTTTCTTTTCTCGAACCACACGTTCGTCTTTCCTAATGTTGAAGCACGTTCTTACACTTTTGAAGAATACAACGAAAGGCGCAACGCTCAAGGTGGTTACCACTTTACTGGGCCTCGTCGGAAGGCTCAGCAGTTTGCTTATGAACATACCCGTGGGCTGGTGCTTGAGCCCCGTGATAAGCTTACTAAATTCTTTGTCAAAGTTGAGCACCTACTTAAGGATGGCTCCATCGACCCGCGTAGCATTAGCGGACAGTCTGACGAGCTTAACTCTTGTCTTAGCTGGCGTTACTATGGTATTAGCAAGTCCATATCTGATTCCTGGTGTACTGATCATTACATTATGTATACCAGTGGTTCAACTGCTGATGGCATTAGTGATTGGTGTCACAGCCAACGCACAAGACTATCGCAACTTGGGATCGAAGGTGACCTCCGCGGTCAGGGCGATCTATCAATTCTTCTTGCGGATTTAAGCCGCATGGATTCCTCACTCCGGTGCAGGATCCTTAAATTCGAGATCTGGATATATGAAACACTCGGTGTGCTTGATAGCATAACCAAGAAACTATTACTAGATACTCTTGAGACAAATGGTATAACCCGGCATGGCATCTGGTACTGGCACCCTGGTAATAGGGGTAGCGGTAGCATTAATACCAGCTGTGGAAATTCCATACTCAACGGTGTCGTGTGTTTGTGGACATGTTACATGTATTCAAAACTCTTTTTGAAGATTGACTTCAACCTACAAAATCCACCCGTAGCCATTTTGGTGCAGGGAGACGACAGTCTTGTATTCGGCCATCAAGACTTGTTGCTAGCTATGAAAGATAGTAGTTTCTGGAGCGACTCATTTTTAATGTTTGGTATGATAACGAAATTCGTTACTGTAACCAAAAACATTTTTGATGCTGATTATTGTTCTAGATTGTTCTGGCCCGCTGAACACGCGTTCGGCTATGTTCTGGCTCCGAAACCAGGACTTTTGTTCAAAAATGGTTGGACAAGAGAGAAAATTCCAAACCCATATCAACACATGCGTGGCGTCGCTCTGGGGTTAAAAGACGACGTTTCACACGTCCCATTCTTAAATAAGTATGTGGACATGTTGTTGAGGGTCACGGATGGGACTGATTCACCCACGAAACTAAATAAGGATCAATATAACCAATACAGTTTGCACACCAAGATTGCATACTCTCCCTTGGAGTCAGCTTACGACTTGCTATACCACAGGTATGGTCTCACCAAGGACGATGAAGCAGAATTCTGTTTACTACTTGACGAAATACAGAACTTCCCCTACTGGATCCAGCACAGTGCTGTCGATCGGCTCATCGAGATAGATTATTGTTAGGGCTATTCAATTTCACAAATGAATAATGGACAAATCAGGACTAAGAAAACTACGCAGCATGTTCAAAGAATTATCAGATCAAGGCGTGACGTTGTCACGAAAAGAGCTCGAGGAAATCGCGGGCACTCTACTCGACGAAAACGCCAGACCCAAAGAGTGGTGGGAAAACCTGCTGGATACAGCAGGCGATCTAATCCCTCAACTCGCACCAATAATTCTCAGCATGTTGTAGTCACTTACAACGGTAATGTCCCAACCAACAATAGTCGCATTAAATCAATGAAGAACAAACTATTCCAAAACAAAGTACCAATTAGGTACAATGTTGAAGAAAAAGACTTCGGCGAAATCAAACCTCCTGCCCAGACAACGGGTATGGATGATTTTGGACCTTATACAAGGATCACAGGAACTGAGGCGATCATACCTCTAACTGTTCATACGACGGCTCACGCCTCTCCAACTCAACCCGGCTACACACTCTTCAATATGTTTTTATCTCCATATGTAATCCCTAATACCAGACTCAAAGTCATGTCCTCATTGTTTGCCCGTTATAAATGGGAAAACATCCAGATGCGGTTTGTACCTCTTATGAGCGCGACTCAGCCCGGCGCACTCACGTATGTACCCATCACTGACCCAGCTGACCCGTTGTCTATTGACGAGGTTGGCGACAATAAAATGATTAGAGCAATGGATTATGGTAACGCTATAACCGCTAACATATACGATGCCGTTTGTGTCCCTTTCCCTCCTCCTCTTGAGAACGAGGATCCTGACTACTGTAGGATTGGAAGCGACGCTAGATTGAACGATACAAAGATTTTAAGTATCCTAGCAATGACACAATACGTACCCATCAATGAAGAAACTGAGTTGACAATTGGATGGATCAAACTCGACTACTCCGTCAGATTCTATGAACCAATTATGCCCGACATACCAAGTGGTCTGTCTGATACGACGCGCACTAGTGTAACTCCTATCACCGACTTTTTCTACTGCGAAGGAACTTCGATCGCCATTGGCGACCCAGTTCAAATTATTTTCGACACCAACGATCTAAGCCATGAAACCTACATCGGTATGGTTCGTACATTAAGCGATTGGAAATTAAATTCACCAGCACCTACAGATGTTGTGATATCGACTAACGAAGTATCACCAGTAAACATCAAAGGAGGTAAAGTGTTTTACATTCGCCCTACTGAACCAATTTACCGCAGTCACGAGTGGGAAAGATTTGACGTCTATTTGACGCTCGAATCTGCTATCGCTGGAACTGATACAGCTCTGTGGAATACTCCACACATCACGCTCGGCGGCGCTGCCGACGTCGAGTGCATCATTAAATGGATAGACATAAGTTCTGATTGATTGTAAGCATGTAAATATATAAACGAAACTATAACAAAAACGGCAACTGCCATCATATAATAAAACCCATAAACATTAATAAATAAAAGCAAAATACTGTGGCGCTCACTTAAGCACCCAAACGCACCGCCTTAAAATTCTC